CGGTAGGGTTTGGTAACCCAATGAAAGAATAATATGCGTTGGTAGTAGATGTAACTCCCGCGACAAAATTCTTTGCATTCAACAATCTAATCTGATCAGTTATAATTGCAGCCATTGGACAGAGATTTTTTCTTTATTTATTAAGGATTAACTTGGGGGTGTATAATATGCCTTATGTTTAAGAGATCTAGATCTTCTTACGACAGGAGAAGTAGTTATTCCTCCCACACCACCTAATGTATAAGCATCATATGTATTACTTTCAGATCTTGAAGGAAGATTAATCTTACCCCAACTATATGATCCAAAATAATTTCCAGTTTGTATTCCAACTCCACTGAAACTAGGCCACTGACCAGTCCATGTAAAGTTATCACCAATCTTGACGAATACTCTATTCATATGAGTGGTTCCTATTCCCACTCCATCAGAAGCAATTCCAGTTGGAGATTGAACTATCTCAAATGTATTTACTTCATAAACATTATTTACAAAGTCAGTTCCGATTCCGATAGTAGCACCATCTGCAGCAAGAGCACGAATTGATGTGGATGCAGATCCAACAGTAGAATCATTAACTACGAAATAGTCACCAGTGCTAATTCCACTAATAGTAACAGCAGTGCCAGTAATATTAGAATCTCTCATTTCTGATGAAAGAGGAATATGTAAATCAAATACTAATTGATATCCAGTTGAAACACCAACAGTAGTAGTACCAAATCCAACAATAACACCTGAATCTCCTTCATAAGTACCCACAGTATTTTCTTCTTCAGACCAAACAGGTGGACTAATAAGAACTGATGGTGGGTTAGATGATGTATATCCAGATCCAACTGCAGTAATAGCAATACCAGTGATTGTTCCTGCAGCACTAATTACAGGAGTTCCAAATGCCCTAGTAGATGTTGTAACAACACCCACTTCAACACCACCAATAGATGTGGATCCAAAACTTACAACTGCAGTACTGTATCCAACACCACCTTGGGTAATTGCTACAGAACTAATAGTTCCAAGACCAGATACGATAGCAGTTGCAGCAGCACCTGTTCTTATTTCTTGTGAAATAAATTTAACCTTCTTCTGGAATTTAAAGTCATCTGCTTCAGGAGATGAATCATCAACTTCATTATATGGATCAAAGTAAGGTCTTGCATTTTCAACATAGATGATAGTTGATCCAATTCCAACAGACTTAATAAGAGGTGAATAAGGATTAATCACAGGTTCATAAATTTCCCTATCCTTTCCTACACCTATTTGATTGATAATTTTATCTTCAGTCTGTCTAGTCCATTTAATAGGTCTTTCTAAGAGAGGATCTGCAGTATTTCCTGGTCCATAATATGGAGGTGTTGAAACACGATCAGTAGAATCTACACTAATAGGAACTCTAACTGCTTCTTCTAACCAGAAGTCTTGAGATTCTAAATGACCTATTTGTAGATCATCGCCAGGTTTAACAGTTTCTAGAACTCTTCTTTCAACAACGTCTTGAGACCCAGTTCCTTTATAGAATATTATCTGTATACTATCACCTTCTTTAGGTGCTTCTGTAAACGTAATATTACTACCACCTGGGAAGGTATAACCCTCACCAGGAACTTGAGGAACATCATTTACAAATACTAATAGAAGATCTTGTTCAATAATCTTAGAACCCTTTCTACCTCTAATTGTTAATGTTTCTCCATTAAGTTCCAATGGGAAATCCTTTCTAGTTCCAGTAATAAATTTCTCAACATTGTCTACCGTTTCTAATTCACCAACAGACCAACCAGTAAATTCATCATAGAAACATGGATCAAGAGTTAATTGGAATTCTCTAAATGGTTTAGTTGGATCGGTAGGAATACCAGTAGTTCCTCCAATAGGAACTGTTAGTATTTGTCCATTACCATATCCACTACCAGTATTAGAGATAGTGAAACTAATTACACTTGATCCTTGACCAACTACAACATCAATAATTCCACCTGTTCCCACTCCAGCATTGTTTACATCAGAAACAGTCAAAGCAATACCACTATAAGATAATGGACTATCAACAATAACTTTAAGGGGTCTTGTAACAACTCCACCTCTATTATAGAGATTTGTTCTTGTTGATATTCCAGTATTAACTGAGAAACTAGTTGTATCAATTACTTGAAGAACTGGAACACTGTCAACAGGGAAATTGGTAGGAGATTCAAATAATTGAACAGTACCACCAGATGTGTATTGAAGTGCAGTATTACCTGCACCAACTTGAATTACAAAACGTTTTGTAGTTAGTACAGAACTAATTCTAGATCCAGTATAATATGGATCTGATGTTCTTGGATATGTAATATTGCTACTACCCTCAGTTATTGCTAATCCTGTTAATACGATATCATCATTAGCAGCAAAACCATGATTAGTGGGAGTAGTAACTGTTGCAATACCAGTTGCAGCAGTATAAACAAAGTTACTTACTGTCTTAGGACTAGAATATAATGTAGTAAATGCAATACCAGATAAGACGGCTTCTTCACCTAATGAGAATCCATGAGCACTAGATGTAGTGACTGTAGTTAATCCAGTAACAGTATCATATCCTACATTAGATACAAAAACAGGTATGTTAAACACATATGGGTTAGTAATAGCAACACCTGTGATATGACCATCACCAGAGATTTGTGCAGTACCAATTCCTATCACACTCATACCTGGTAGGGTAGAAGTTTGAATAGCAACATTAACAGCAGTTTGAACACCTATTCTATAACCAGAACCAGTATTAGCAATACTTACAGATGTAATTGTACCTGCAGTAGAAACAGTTGCAGTACCACCTGCTGCTACTAATGGTTGATAACCAAATCCTTCTGTAGAAGCAACTGAAACTATAGCACCACCTAAAGGAAGTGTTCCTACATTAGGTGCTCCAGCAACAGAACTACCTGTTCCTGTAAATGATATTGTACTAATACCAGTGGTTGTTTGAGCTAATGTATAATTGTTTAATGGACCAGGAGTTTGGAATACATCATTAACAAGAATGATTGCATTATCAGTGGTTAAACCTGCTACATTTGATCCATTTGATTTTAAAGTGAAATCTGCCTTCTGACCAGTAAATTGAGAAGAAAGACTATCAAAAACGTAGTTTCTATAGTATGTTTCATATGGGGTATCAGGAACACCAGATCTCATAAACATTCTTCCTTCAAAACTAGATCCAGTTGAAATACCAACCCAATCCCTTTCATCTGGTCTATTTGTGCTTGTGCTTAAAGGAACATTACCACTTGGAGCAGCAACAAAGTTAATAGCATTATCAACTATGTTGTAATTACCAACTACTTTAGTAACTAAAGTGGAAGTACTATATCCAGCAAGAGCTGTTCCCATCCAAGGTCTTCTAACTGATATTCTATTAGTAAGACCTATACCAACACCATCAACTCTCATTATTTCATCACCAATCTTAATTAAGTCACCACCAAACATTGAGGTAATACCAGCAAGATTAATGAACTCATCAGTAGTGAAAACTTCCTGAGTTAAATGAGATGTAACTGCTGTTGCAACTATTGGAGACTGAATTATGTTATCAATGGATACTAATAGTTTTGCATTCTGATTAATAGAATTAAATCTATGAGAAGTTCCTATACCAACACTTGTTATGTCAACAACCTCTGGAACAGTCTTAAGTGCCTTCTCAGCAGTCTCTGCAAGTTTAATTGAATCATCATCAATCTTAACTGCGAATAATGTGCCAGGTAATTTATTAGTAGTACCAACTCCTACAAATCCATTAGTAGTAGCAATACCAACTGCCATTGTTTTACCAGCACCAGCATGGTTGTAAGTAAGTTGTTCTCCAGTAACGAAGAAGTGGTTTGGTAGAATAACAATATTATTAGTAACATCTATAATAGAACTATCTTCACCAACAAATGATTTTTCAAAGATGGTATCAGTTCTATGCTTTAACTCAAATTCCCTCTTAACAGCACGGTCAGTTCCTTCATAATCACCAAATCCTGATTCTATTGCACCATTATCAAAATCAATTGTATCTTTAGTATCATCAGTAATTCTTAATATATTACTAAAGACATTTGTTTGAACATCAATACCTGAATTTGGTGTAAAGACGATAGACATCGTTCCACCAGCGGAAACTCTACTTCCTATCGTTCCTAATCCAGCATTTCCAGAATAAACATTACCAAACTCAACATCATAACTCTCTTGAGTTTCATCCGTAACAAAATCATTAACACAGAGGAATTCAGACATCTGATATGCCTTATTAGTGCAATCAGTAATCTGAACAAAGCAGTAAGCAGCTTGATAGTCAGTAGGATACTCTGCTATAATATTTTCAATTGGAGAGGTTGTAGAACCAATACCAGTACATCTAGATTCAAGAATAGCATGTTTTAATTCTACTGTTGATATTCCACTATACTCAGAAGATGCCATTCCTACTAACATTGTATTAATAGCACCTGTTGTACCAATACCAACACCAGTGTTAGGGTAGAAATCAAGTTTTAATAAATCATTTTCAATATATCCATGATAAGTTCCCATACCTGTACGAGATACATATCCTTCCGTTATATTCGTAGATAATCGACCATATTCCATTACATCAACAGTTGTTCCATCATGAACAATATTAAATTGATTATATTCAAATTCTTCGTAATTAATATCAGGATTGATGGATACTATTACATGAGCAGATCTGTAAGTACTTGCAATACCTACAATTGTTGTAGTTCCAATTCCTACACCGATTGCTACACTTTCAGTATCAACAATTGAAGGTCCAATAACTGTGCTTCCAGTGCTTAATGCATTATCATCTAGATTAAAGGAAAGACTAGCAATAAAATAATCATTGACAGAATATTTTACAGGATACCATCTTAATTCACCCAAACTACCTGAAATTGCAAAATCAAAATCACCTTGATTATAAACCGTATCTATTTTTCCATATTGGTTAAGATATCCAAAATTATTATCATGAACAATATCAACAATCGTTAATTGTCTTTGAGCAGTAAATCTCTTGTCCCTTACATAGAGGAAATACTTCAATGCTCTTCTTTCTGCCAATGTCCAATTAGCAACGGTAGTAAATCTAGTAGATCTTGGATTACTATTAAATGTTCCACTAAAGTCATCAATAGAAACAACTCTGTTACCTATAGATTCTTGGAAATCTTGTAAAATCCTACTTGAGAAGGTTATTTCAGTAGAAACCGTATCATCACTAATACTTAAGACATTTTCTGAAGCAAGATCAAAATCTTCAACAGTATTCATATCAACTGTTGATTGTAATTCATTAACAACCGTATAAGCAGATAGTTCAGTTGATAAACCAACCACTAATGAGTCTTTTTGATCAGGAGTCGATTCTAACTGATAGTCAGCAAACTTTTTAAATCCAATAGTATGATTTAAGGTAGAAACTGCATTATCCCAAACATCAAAGTCTACTCTAGAACTTAATGAATATGATAAGTTCTGATAATAGTCACTATCTTGGAATCTTTGAAGTGTTCTATTAAAGAAACCAGATTCTGTCTCCCAACCACCTTCTACTCTAGCAGTTGCTGCTAATTTTAAATATGCATCAAATGATTTAATAGATGTAGCAGTTCCTTGAACACCAGAAGCACCACCAACTATAATATCACCAACTACAAAATCTTTTTGAGCAGATATTCTTAAAATACCAGTATTTGCTTCCCAGTATTGAACTTCACCTGTTGTGCTACTAAGAGTTCCAGTAACAGTTTCACCAGGAACATAATCATTTGATTTTGTCAGTTTAACATCAAATTGTGGGAAGTATTTCTGAGGAACAACTCTTCCTGCAGAGTTAACAAAGTCATATGTGCCTGGTGTTAACTCAGGTGCTAAATCTCCAAAGAAATCTGTAAGGTTATAGGTAATACTTCCAATACCACCCAAGTTAGCGTCAATCTCAGTTAGATTGAAAAGTTTGTAATCATATTCAGAAGAATTATATCCTCGTGCTGTTGTTCCTACACCTACACTAATACCCTCAACATAAACTAAGTCACCAACTTCAAATGGGAAGCTATTGGCAGTGCTAAATCCAGTGGCAAGAGTAACAGTTACGTTTTTAGTAGTTGTATTAAATCCAACAGTACTAATACCAACTCCATTAGAGTTTTTAAGAGGTATAACTGTAGGTGGTGCATCATGAATACCATATGTATTCTTTAAAATTTCTACATTAGGATTTCCTAGTGTGTATCTTAAATCAAGATCAAAAACTGGTTTATTAGTAAATCCATCAATAACTAATAGTTCAGGTGCAGAAATATAACCAACACCAAATGAAGTTATACCAACAGACTCAACAGATTTAAGAGCATCCAATTCAATAACTTGTGGTAATGAAGCACTTGGCATCAAAGTTGGATCTGATGGGAAATTATACCCTACATCTCTAAGTTTTACAGTTTTAATTTTTCCAATAGAAGTACTAACACCTGAAATAATTGCATTAGTTCCTTCAGCACTATTAATAGTAGTAATTCCTGGAAGAGAATAATAATTCTTACCAGGATTCTTTATATCAAATGTTGCTATCTCACCAAAAGCAGTGCTACTATCAGTTTCATAAGTTAAACCTGATAAAGAACCATAAGATGTTTTTTCAGGAATTTCAGGTAATGTGTATGTAAACGAGTTTGTTGATGCTATAGTAATTCTTTGCTCACCATTATACATACTCTCCAAAATAGTTACTTGACTTCCAGAAATAACTCCACTATCCACATTTACTTCTTTTTTAACATCAGGAAGATTGCTATCATAGATAGGATCTAATTTATAGAATAATTCAGTAGGAATTTCTTCTGTAACTGTTAAAGTAACATTAGCATCTGTTGTTATACCAGCAGCTCCATTTCTTACAACATTAAAATCTTTTGTTAAAGTTGAAGTATCCCAAATCTTGGTGAAATTTTCATCCTTATAGAAAGTAAGATTAAATGCAGAATAATTTGTTGCTTGGTTTACATATGATAAAGATGTATCAGAAACATCAAAAATAGCACTACAATTTTTGTATAGTTTTATTTCTGGATTTATTGGATTAATGGTTCCTACAGAGGTACTGGTAATTCCAACAACAGGTGGTTTCTCTTCAGTTGAATCATGATATGTGTCTGATAATTTAAATGTATTATCATCAACTTTAACAATATAATAATTTTGATTATTAACTAAACCACCACAAGGAATGGATGAAGTATGAATAATTTTATCACCTGTCTTATATCCATGATTGGATATTGTCAAAGCATTAGTTGTAGTGTTTACTCCTGCTGCTATAAATGATTTTGGATTTATTACTAACTTTCTATTATAATCATTATACTTAACAACAATAGTTGTAGAGATACCAGGACTTACATTCATAAAGACAGTATCATTGTTTAATAGTCCATGAGTCTGTCCACTAGAAACAGTTGCTCTAACCCTATTAACTTCTCCTGTAATTACATCATAATTAGTTTTAAGACTGTGATATACTCCAGTTCCTATTCCTGCAAAGAAGAACGTTGTAGAGGTTCTCTGTGTGCTTGCAATGCCCACAAAAGTTCCTGTTGTACCTAAACCTACCTGACATGTAGATAACCCAATTATGTCTTGATTGACAACTGCAACAAACAAATCCTTTCCATTTGGTAAAGTTGTTATTCCAGAAGCAGTACCTGCCAATCCATCTTCTCTAATAGTAATACCTGTTCCATTTCCTGGAGCATATGTTACTTTATCACCAGTTTTTAATTCATGGTTTGGAAGATACATCTGCTTGGAATATACAAACAGTTGAGTTAATCCAATACCAGGATTAGAGAATACAAGAGTACTACCAATTCCTACTCCACCTAAAGTAGATACACCAACTGCTTCTTTTGGTTCAAAGTAGATTTGCTTATTAATTCTATATTGGTAAGTAGAAGTAAATCCAGTATTAACAGTAAGTTTTCTAGGTTGTTCTAGAATTTCTGCAGTGACTGTATGAGAAACTCCAGTAACACCATTTACACCTCTCAATACTCTAATTCTTGATCTTGATGGTTCTACATTTAATACTTTTATTGTTTCTGTTCCAATTCCAAGAATATCATTAGATCTGATAGTTGGGAATGTTAAATCACCTAGAACATCAAAGTGTGTAACTATACCAGTAGCACCATCAGTTCCTATTGCAACTGCTGTAGTTCCTACTCCTGCTACAAATAACTTATTAGAACTAATACCAACATTATAAGTCCCTTCAATATTTGAAGATGTTGTTGATAATCCAGTTACATTGATAAGATCATTATTAATCCACTGAATGGGTTCATCTGATATTGCTGTATATTGACCTTTTTGAGGACCAGGATAAAACTCAACCCCTGTTATAGTGCTAGTAGCAACACTTACAGAAGTGATAGATTTACCCACAAGTCTAGAGACTTGAGCAGCTGCACCACCACCACTAGTGCCATTATTATTAAATACAACTTTATTACCTATTCTATAATTTTTTCCACCTGTTGTAATTCCTATATTTTCAATAACTCCTGGTTGAGTACCTTTTATATCTACGGTTTGTAATAAACTATCTGGAATGGGTAGATATGGATATCTAATATCACCTTCAATTAAGTTGTAAGGAGATGTATTTCTATACCAAGAATCCTCCTCTAGAAGATAATCATCTTGATTTGAATATTGAGTGAAATTGAATGAATCAGGAGTTGATTGATAATTATCACCTACAAGATATGGGAATACTGGTAATTTATAACTGTTAAATTGACCACCCTGTTCAGCACCAGAATTACTAAGAGTTGCAAAATAAGCATAAACTCCATTTGGGAATTGAGGTGTTATACAGAATCTTCCATTATTTTCATCTAAGAAAGTTTCATCTGTTTTTTCTTTAAATGTATAATCTTCAACAAAGAATCCTGGACCATAAACTGTTAAAGGTGGTCTATTTTCTTTAAGAGCTGCTTCTTCAAAATAACCAGATTTCATCTGTGTTACCGAACCACCTTCTTTCTTGATATATCCATAAGGACCATAAATTGGATTTCCATCATATGCCCATCCAATAATAGGAGAGTGATCTGAAGATTCAACTTCTTGACCATTAACCCGTTTTAAATCAGGTTGTCCATATAAAGATGTTCCTTCTTGATTGGTCGCATACACACCTTCTCTAAGTTTTCTAGGAGCATATAAGTGAGTATATTGTAGACCATATTTCTTGTTCAATCCGTTTACAATAATACCATCATCAGAAGTTACCTGCTCACCTTGATAATACTTTTCAAATAGGTTAATAGTCCATTGTTGAACATTGGGACGTACTTGTACTCCTTCTCCAGGTGAAAGAACATCAATTGAGATAACATCTTTTGTATATCCAATTCCACTCTGTAAAACTTTAACTTCTTCTAAAAGATATTTTGCACTTGTACCAATTCCTACAGTTTTAAGAACAGGAGTTAATACTGCACCAAATCCATCACCATTTATTTGTAAATTAGGAGGAGCAATATAATCTTGACCTTTATTTTCTACAATGACTTCAGTAATAGATCCATTGTGAATAATAGGTTTTAATTGACCATTAACACCAGATGATAAACTTACATCAGGTTGTCTATTAAAGTTAATGATTTCAGATGATCCATATCCAACACCATTATCTGCAAGGTGAATTGATGTTACTTCTCCTCTGAATATTGGTTGAACTTTAGCTTCAAAAGTATCAACCCCAACAGATGCTACACCTACATTACCAGTTATAGTTACACTAATCTCAGGATAGTTGAAATTATGTGTTCCAACACCTATATTTTCTAAAGGACGGTATTGTTTTGTTCTATAGTAAAAATCACTAGCAGTAGTCCCAACACCAACACTTGTTAATTTAAAATTATCTTTATTAACAAAACAAACATAATAATCTGTAGCAGTTGTTAATCCAGTGATCGGTGTTCCTGTGCATGTATAATTAACAATTTCACCATCCTTATAATCATGATTTACAATTTTTATTTGATCTAAAGATGTACTAATACCTGCAGGTTGAACTGTTCTCTTTTTATTCTCATATCCAGTTCCAGAATTAATTACATTGATAGATTCAATTATAGATTTTGTTGTAACAGCTTTTATAAATTGTGTACCTGAACCACGAGAGGTTAAAACAACGGTATTGATACCTGCAAGAGCACCAGCCTCTGTTGTATGAAGTCTTATTGTAGTGCCTCCAGAACCGACTACAGAGGCATGGTAACTAGCACTAGTAGTTAATCCACCAATGGACTGTTGATTGTCAGTTACATAGACAACTTGCTCACCATTAGCAAATTTATGATAGGTACTAAATCCAATTGTAGAAGGTAAAGTCCCTGTGGTTCCTAATCCAACTTTCTCAGAAGATGCAGTAAATGGAATACTATGATCCACACTCTGCATGTTTATTGCAGCAAAAGCATCTTGCCCATTTCCACCAGTAATTTTTATTGTAGGTTTTGATTCATATGCAAAACCAGGATCTATAATTCTAATATCTTTTAAAGATCCTTTAACAGCAACAAATCCTGTTGCTCCTGTTCCCACATTATCAGTTATTTTTGTAATGGGTGGATTAATTACATCATAGTTAGATCCTCCAGCAAGAACATCTATACTCTGTAATTGTCCATAATAAACTTTTTCATAAGATTTGTAATTTAAAACTTCAACACCATTCACCAAAATACCAATAGATCCAGGAGTAGTTTCAGAAACTGTACCTGTATCAATTGGTGGAGTAATTACTCTTGTTAATTTTTGTGATTGTAAAGTTTCACCATTAAAACTAAATGGTTCTATCCTATTATCTGTTGCTACACCAGTTCTTGTACTATCATTAGTCAAATCAACAAAAGTTCCATTATAAAGGTCAGGTCTACTTTTTGCTAATTTAATATTATTAGCATCAACTCTCTTAATAAAATAAAGACCCTCATCAGTCAAAGATGATTTTGTGACAAAATTATCTAATTTAGTTCCACTAGTAGGATCCACATAAACATCATTAACTATTTGTGGAGTGTAATAAATTGAATCTCCTGTATAGAATCCATGATCAAAAATAGGAACTCCAACAGGAGTAGTAGCATCAGCAATTATGTCCCATGTATCTCCACTAAAGTTTCCTGAGAATACAATTCTATTGGCATTAACACCTAGAGATGAAGAATCATATGATGGAATAGATGGTGATGTAATTAATAGTTTCTGTGTTTGTCTTTCTTGATAAACATTCTGAACATCTGAAGAATATACAGAAGCTTCTGGGAAGTTAAGTGCATTTGCCTTAGAGAGTTTTCTTTCTATTACATATGGATTACTATCCATATTTGTAGTAATATCAATTTCACCTTGCTCCTTCATAATGAAAGATCTTGAAGAAGTAATCTGACTTATAATAGAAGCAGGGTAAGAAGTATTTTCTCCTTGAGAACGAGAAATAACAGCCCTATCACCTGTTCTAAATTGATGATCAACATCAGTAAAGACTTCATAAGTAAAGTCTGAAACGTCAATTAAAAGTAGATCTTTAACTTTGTAAGTTGGTGAAACATTATATGACCAACCATTCAATTTATACCCAGTATCACCAATTCCTAAAGTTTTAATTTTTATATCATCACCATTTCCATAAAGACAATTAGCATCGGAATATTCAACACTATTAATAACACTAGTAATTCTTACTTCAATAGTTTCATCTGGTTCTATTACTGAACTACCGTATGCAAATGTATTGATACCAACTATTGCTGCACTATCAATTTCTTTACCAATTCCACTCAATCCAAAGAATTGTGTTAGGTTCTTAGAGGTATATGAACTTATTCCTACAGTATTATCACCATACCTAAAGTGCAATTCACCTTCTGTTGAAAATCCAACTGTCGAATCAACATCAAAGATAGTAGCACCTGCAGAAACTCCACCAACTATTCTAGTTCTGGGTGAAACCTCAAATGTACCATAAGTAGCACCTTCTACCCTTGAGTCTCTATTATATCCAGCATCTACACTAAACTTATAATAAGTTTCTCCAACACCTACGGAAATTTTTTCTACATGAGTTATAGGAGCATATGCTTTATCAATAGTATCATTATATTCATCTTGGAACAGAGTTGATAACTCTAGATCCATAGGATCTCCTGTAATCGATTGTACTACAAAATCTCTAGTGACTTTATAGTTTGCATTAGATGGAGTAAAGAGAAAATCACGAGGTCTTATAATATTAACATTCTCATTATATAAAGCTTTGAATAAAATTTCAAAACCTCTATCAGTTCCCTTACTTAGATAGAAATCTTTTGACTGCTTTATAAAAACTTCTTGATCCAGATCAGAAGTAAGTTGCCTTCCCTCTAAACCTGGTGTAATTTGATATTTTGTCTTAGTTAAAAATTCTTTAAGGAATAAACAACTTAAATTTTCTATTGTTGATCCTTTAGCATGTTCATCTGCTTCAGTAGATTCAAAAACTAACTCTTCTGAATTAGTAGCACTTCTATATGAAGTAACACCACTAAAACCTCTAACACACCCAGTAAATCCAAAAGTAGTTATTCCTGTATATGTAATAATTTCATCATTAATCTTTAACAACCCATAAGAATCAGGAAAACCTAAAGTTCCTGTAGGGAAGTTCTGCATATCAACATCAATTGCATCACTAGAGATACCAACCGTTGCACCCAACCCAACAGAGTATGTGAGATTAGTAAGATTATCTATTTTTACATACTTATCAATATTCTGGACCAAATCAATTGGACCACCTTCATATTCTTGTCCTTGATAATAAGATTTTAAAAATTCAGCAACTAACGGATAATCAGACTGCACATATCCAGGCAATTGATTCTGGACAATGTTATTAAACTGTACTCTTTTTGTTGTCATTTTATAGTCTTTCTATCTTAGTAGGATGAAGCTGCAGATGTTGATGCTGTAGAACTAC